TTTGCTGCAATATTAAAATAAGTATCAGATACCTCACCTTTAAATCCATTAGAAACTAATTGAGAATCTGTATATGTCGAACTATATACAGTGGATGCGGTATTTGAAGCAGCACTATTTGAAATTGGTGCCACCCCAAACGAAACAACTGATGCGCCGTCAGATACAACAGGAGAATTTGGATCTATCGAATTTATACTGATGTCACCATTGAATGATTCTGTTTGTAATTTATTAGTTAAATCATCTACCGCATACGAAACAGTATATAATGGAGAAATTCCTATAGTCGTAGATTCATCTGGAGTAATATCATATGATGATCCTCCAGGTGATATCAGTGTATGTAAATTTTCAACCACTTCCAAACAATCATTTGTATCCACAAATGTATTTGTAATTACTGCGCCAGGAGTATCTTTCCATTTTATATCGAATGTTGCAGTATCATCGGCCTGAACAATATTAATAATATCACCTGTTCCTACATGAATAGTTTGAGTTTCTTCATACGTGTCTTCTAAATTTTTAGTAGTTGAGTAATATTTCAAAAATAATCGATCACGCTCAGCTAAGTTTGTTTCATTGTTAACAACAAATTTATTGTTATTATAATGAAACTTTATTTGTTTTGTACTGTCAAACACGATTTTTTTACCAGTGAAACGTGCTGTATATGCTGCTTCATTTTCTCTTATACCAGGAACATATGTAAATGTGATAAACACATCTGTACCTTCAACAAGTGGAGGATCAACTAATTCATCATGTAATCTCCATCCCCATACATTTGTAGTTGTACCTGATTCATACATCAATGTAAATGTCTGAACTGACAAATCTTCTATTTTATTAATTTTTATATTATTAATTTCACTGTCTTCGAGTCTAGTTCTATATCCTCTAACTATTCTATCAATTTCTCCGCTATTCTCGGGAATTAAATATTCGACGAAATATGAATCCATTGCTGATCCAGCAATACTAGATTCAATGTTACTGACAGTTGTCCATGTTTTAGTGTTTTCATTTCCACTGTTTACTAATATATGATCACCAGGATATATATATGTAGTATTATAATTCACAGATGATGATACATCAATGATGCTTTTATTTGTACTTCGGGTATTGAAATTAAGATTAGGATCTGTAATAACTGAGTTAGGATTGTACATATTTTCACAATAATATAAATTAATTAAACTTGGATGCTTTATAACTTCTGTTATTTTATTTCTAATAAAATTGTCAATCTGATTGTTTTCTCTATTAAAACTCAGACTCATTGTTATATTATCATCTTCTAAGAAGATACTACCGTCTGTTCCTATCGCACTTACATTTGAATGATGGCCTGTTACGTCATCCATTTCAAAGAACCTGGAATTTCCTGCAAATGTGGTATTAACTGCTTTTGATTTTGCAATAATATTTGAGCCAAGTGTTAGTGGATATATATTATAATCTTGTGCATTTATCATTCTATCTTGTGAATAATATGCGCGTGGTGCAATTTGTCTGACACTCTCAAATGTCTCAGCCGAAAAGTTTTCGCTAAAGTCTCTGGTAGTTGACATTGTTAAAGTTAAATTATACGGTCGGTCATCAGCACCAATATAAGGCACGACGATTGTGACGTTATCTATATCATTTGCATTAACCGAGAAATTTTGATTTTCTACTTGTCTAAACCATACTCTATAATTACCATATGCTGCATTACCAAACACACCATCGGGAAAATTAACTTTTATGCTGTTGTCAACATTCGTAGTAATACTAGCAATTTCACCTGATCCATTTTTAATAGTATTATATATCGCAGATTCTTTACTTTGATTGTCAATCAACGAAACAGTTGAAAAATATCTTCCATTGCTATCTACTTTCTGTAACCAAACATCACTATTTGATATATTAATATTATTAATATTTTTTATTACATTTGACAATTTAACATTGTATGTGAAATCTTGGAATTTTAATTCGCCTGCCTTACTATATACAAAAAATCCAGTTCTGTCACTTGCTGGTCCTAAATTATCGTTGCGATTGACAATGGTAAAATTACTCGATGCCATAGGTTCTGATTCTACAATTGAATCATCAATTATTTCTACCTTAGTAGTTTCAAATAAACGGGTTGCACCCGAAACATTTGATGTGAAAGGATATGAGACTGATTTGCCATTAGGATTTTCATTGACTTCGTATATATTATTTTCTATACCGAGTATATCAATTTTTGCAATAGGATCTAAAATCTTAGAATTTTTAGATAGTGCAGAATCCAAAACTGTAATGAATTTTTCATACCAGTCTGTGTCATTTGCGTCATTCCAATTAATAGTGGTATTAGAAAGTGAATCTCCAGAATTATCAAATACATCTTGATTCGTAGTGACGCTTGTAATTTTCATAAAACCGCGTGCATTGATAGGTCGTGTTTTTAAGTAGCCAAGATTCTTGGCCATTCTCAGTACAGATTCTTTACGCTCTGCCGTATCCAAGAAATTTTCTCTTGTATTCATATCAAGTCTGAAAGCCAATGAGTGTCCTAAATATGCAACCAAATCTAAGATTGCAATAAATTCTGAACTTGCTATAAAATCATTAAATTTTGAAGGATATGTTGTTTTAACGTAAGAAAGTAATGCTTCTCTAATAGTGTCAAAATCATATGCTTTCAAACTAATATTACTGTATGCAGTGTAAACCGCACTCCAACTTTCACTAGCGAATAAGTTATCAACTCTTTCTTGGCCCATGTTATTCTCTTTCTAAATTCAATGTTAGTTCAACTTTTTCGTTTGTAGGTATTATTGAAACCGATAGTTGAATATCAATAGTATGATTGGTATCTGTTATATTTAAAACTTCAAGACGCACACGTGGATCACCATCTATTATATAATTTATATCTTTTCTGATTAAATCTTTCAAATCAGGTGTAAGTGGTTCAAATATTAAATCATGTATTATGCTACCGTAAGTAGGCATCATTATACGTTCACCTTTGCGTGTCATAAGATTATTCATCAAATCTTCAATAATCAAATCCTTACCGTAAAGATTATGATTTATTGCGTTTTTGTTCTTGGTACTAAATCCTGAAAATCTAATCTGCATCATGTCTCTCATTCTTAAACTTTTTATTAAGAGTATTTATCATCGTATTAACTTCGTACATTTGAAAATACTACTTGACAATTAAATATTTTTATGGTAGTATAATTATACTGAAGTATATCGGGAGTAAAAACTATGAAAGATGATCCGAAGATAATACAACTAGAAATATTGAATAATAATGTAGAACCTGCAATAATTACCCGTGAAAATATATATAAAAAGGAAATAGCAGAACTACAAAAAAATCTGTACTCAGCATATGATAGAATTAAAGACCTTAATTCAGAGTTGCATAGAATTCGTTCACGATTAAATAACAAATAAAAATTTTAAGGAATAATTAATGCCTAATCTAGTACCAATGGTCGTAGACCAATCTGTTAACGGCGAACGCAGTTATGATATTTTTTCACGTTTACTAAAGGAACGTGTTATATTTTTAACCGGTGAAGTCAATGACTACCAAGCAGATTTACTATGTGCACAATTACTGTTTATGGAAAGTGAAAATCCAGAAAAAGATATTCATTTTTATATCAATTCGCCGGGCGGTGCGGTGACTGCTGGTATGGCAATTTATGACACCATGCAATTTATTAAACCTGATGTAAGCACAACAGTAATGGGCCAAGCATGTTCCATGGGTTCATTATTGGCAACTGCAGGAGCAGCAGGCAAGAGATACATTTTACCAAATGCAAGACATATGATTCATCAACCAAGTGGTGGGGCTGGCGGCCAAGCAACTGATATGGAAATTCAAGTTAAAGAAATTCTAAAAATGAAAAAGTCACTAACCGAAATCTATGTTAAACATAATAGTGCTGGAAAAACTCTAGACGAAATGCTAGCAGCAATGGAACGTGACAACTTTATGGATCCACAAGAAGCACTAAATTATGGCTTAGTAGATGAAGTTATTACGCATCGTCCTGAACTTTAACTAAATCCAGGCACATAACTCCACATTTTGGCAGTTTCAATTCTTAAAGCGGCAAGTCGGTCATCGACTCTGCCGTTTTCTCTTTTTATACTTGTTTGTATTTCATCAGTAATATCATACCATTGTCTGTTGTTAATGAGTTTAATGATAGGACTATTTTCTATCTCACTTACACCTTCATAATAAAAATAATGAATGAGTGCATCATATTGTGGCTGACCTAATGGTTCATAAACAAATTTTTCTAAAACATTACCAATTGCTCTTAATTGTTTCTCAAGTATTAGTTGTGCTGATGCAATTGTTATCTTTGCAGTTTCAATTGAAATACGTTGAGAAGCAACAGTTATATAACCATATTTAATCTCAACATCTGGAATTTCATAGTTATAGCCTATAATATTTCTGCCATTTATTGTCAGTGACGGAATAGTATCCTTTATAATACTATTTTTACTCAAATTAGAAAAAACCAATTGATTTACTGGAAAGGATATTACATTAGTGTAGGATAGTGTATATGTTGGCATTGAATTAACGTCATATCCTGTTCCTAAATATGTACCGTATGGAGTAATAACATGCAATGGCAACTGTATATAATTTAAAAGTGATCCTTTTTTCTTATCATAAATCATTTTATGCTCTCCTAGTAGGAGGCGAATATTTCCAACCGCCTTCATCTCTTGCCTGTTTCAGCCAACCAGGCGCACTTCTCCAACTATGTGTCTTGCCCCACATACCTTGATCATTTCTATATGTTGCGATATCAACGTGTACGCCAACGCCACCCATATATCCCTCTCCTGCACCTACCGCATTTGCTCCAGCAAGAAAACATTCTCTTGCAAATTTTTTCATAATTCCAGTATCTCTCCGTACTGATAATTTTCCACTTTCTTTGTCAGCCGATGATTTATATAACCAAACATCTGCAGCAAATCCATTATCGTGACCTGTGCCGCCAGTTCTTCTAGTACCTCTACCCTCCTGATCTTGACCACCAGAAAATATAACTAATTCAACCCCTGTTGCTTTTGCTGCCGTTTCTAGTATAGAAAATAGTTTTGGTTGAATTGGTTTATTTCGTATCTGCCCAGAGAAGCTAGCCGAGTAAGTTACTGTTCCTGTACCACCAGCCACTTGTTCCTCTATACTTTGATCATTAATTTGTTGTTGTTCGGCTGTAGAATCTGCAGAATTTGCGCCTGCACTATTTGAATTAGGCTTCGCAGCAGGTATTTGTCCGCCATTTGCACTTCCAGTTGCACCTGAACCCGAACTTGTATTAGCAGGAGCAGGTTTTCTACGCATCATTGGTTCATGCGATACCATAGTTGACATGATACTTTCATCTATTTTAGAACTTTCTAGGTTTTGTATATCATTGTGTGACACTGTACTAAGTCCAGGTGATTTTGCTGCTTGTGGTCCATTCAAATGTAGAATACCTCCTGTCGAAACATACATATTACTTCCTACTTTTGTATGATTACTGCCAGCACTATCATAAAACTGCGAACCTTCACTTTTTATATGTGTTTGATTTCCACTGTTAACAGCAAAATTATTACCAGATTTTATGTTTATTTTTTCGCCTGATTCTATATTAATATTTTGGTCTGCGCGTAAGTTGAAATCCTTTTCCGTGCGCATACTTAATGATCCTTGTGCATATATCATTACTTCACCAGACGGTCCAATTTCTATAAATCCTGACCCCGTACTATTAACCATATAGATTAAATCATTTGTTCCATCTAATATGATACTTGCACCTGAACCTGTTTGTAATCTTATTTGATTAGGATGAATAAATCCATCATCATCAACACTGCCATCATCCATAGTAAGTGCGGTTGAACCGGGAGTTTTAATACCATATACAGTATTAGGTTTTGGGTTATCATAATTTGCATTTCTCAAAGGCGAAGCAGTTGTTTGTCCTCTAACACTATCGGAATAAATTCCTTGAGCCGCAAGATTTATATTTCTAGGATGATTTTCTGGGATTTGATCAAAAGTTCGGGTATCAGAATTTACATCATTATTTGCAGAATTTGTCTGATTTCTACCTGTTTTCACTTCGTCTTCAGGTTTTTCACCTCCTGGAATAACGGGTATTTGTCCTGAACCCTTACTATCACTAGTCGAACTAGTACTTGATCTTTTATTTACCGCTGCCGCCACCTGTTCTGCACCTTTACTATCACTCGTCGAACTGGTACTAGATGGCGATTTTGTTTCTATTCCTGCTATTGGTCCTTGTGCATAGGCAAGATCATTATAGTATGCTTCTGATTTAACAACTTCTTCAGTAACTGGAACAACAGAAACTTGATTTGCGCCTTTACTATCACTTGTTGAACTATTGGAAGATAATCCACTGTCATTTTTATCAGTAGCAACATCCCATGTACGTTGATCCATACTAACATTTTCAGGTGCGTTATCATCATATGATATAATATCACGTTGTGCTGCAGTGAGTTCCGTGGGATTAATTTTTCCACTAGGCTTGTCTTTAAAAACGCCTTCACCTTGTCCAGTTCCATCTACTTTTGCTTGTCCCGATGTACCACCTGCTGCAATATCAGGTACTTCTTGTGCCACTGCAAACCAGTATCCTTCACTTAATTCTCCATTATCAGCAAAGAATACTAGAATCGTAACTCCTATACTTGGAGGTACTGCATGAAATCCATAACTACCAGATGAATTAGAACCGCCAAATGGAGATGCATATTGAAAAAACACAGGTCTTTCTTTATTTCCACCCAATTTAGGAACATAAGCAGCAATTCTACCTCTGCCTTCCGGATCTGGCTTTCCTGCAACGGTTATTGCATGGTATATACCACTTTGAATATTATTCATCACGGGACTTAAATTAGAAAGATTGTCCTTCTTTAAAGCACCTGATAAATCGTTTTTGTTATCATCGCTATACATTTTTACTCTTCGCCTTCAATAATTATAAACGGGTTAATACGAATTCTCATTTTCGTCTTTGTGTTTTTATTTTCTAACATTTATTTTACTTTCTAACATTTGAAGTCATACCTTATATAGTAAAGAAATATTACTTATTATTCCGCTTTTATCCAGCGGAATCCATTCCAATCTGGTCCGAATGTTTTATTATAATAATCAATCATAGTTTTTGATGCCGTATTGGTTACGATATCGCTTTCAATTAAACTTTTTTCAAGCTCAGAGCCTGCATATATTTTCTGGTTTCCTACCATACTAAAAAATCTAGAATCTTTATAGACACGGGTGGGAGTCTCTGCAAGTGACTGTGTTGGATCAGTGATTATAAATTCTTTCCATGTCTCGTAATCAGTCACACTCTGAGTCCTAGTCCCAATTAAGGGATAACTATCAGCAATGTTTTGTTTTGTGCTTTCTAGAAACTGTCTTGTAAGAATAGTTGTTGACGATGTATCTACAACATCTCCTTCTAATACATTTGGCGAAAAGGGTATATTATATACAGATGCAAGATCAGTATTAGTAAATCCGGTAACCACAGTAACTGAATCACCATCCGGCGTAACTGCTTTTGTAATTGTCATACCATCACTAGTAAACAGATTCTCCATTACTGCATTTGCAGATTCATACTGTGCAAGATGTTCCTCTGTAAAATCTTCCACTGGTATGTCAGTAATTGCATTAATAGGTAAAACATAACCAGCCGATGGACTGGTAGGCATAGACTCTGAGTCTAGATCAACCACAATTGATCCATCTGGATTAACTCTTATTCTTTCAGCAGTAAACTCATTTGGTGAATATGAAAGAGAAGCAACATCATTTTGCGCCCCAAACCTTATATCTACTAGAACCTGCGCCTCTACATCATTCCAACTCCATTCACTGTCACCGCCTGATAATCTGTCATTGTATACTCTAATTGATTTGTCCAATTCATTATTAATTTTAAGTAGTTTCGCCTCATTCCGAATGGGATCCAATTGTGCAACTTCATCAATTTCATCATATGCATCACTCAAATTATTATAATGTCTTTTTTCATCCACTGACAAATCATTGTAACTGCCACCTGCTTCTGCAATCATCTGGGTTTGTGCGTCTTGTATTCTCGCTTGCATTATTGCTTCTCTAGGTGTTTTCATTGGAGTATTGATAATTTTTTCTGTGGTCACGGGCGGATCGGCAGGAAGTGTTGTCACAGTATAAGGATTATCTATTTCGTTTAATAGTTTTACTTGATCAGGAGGAAGCGTATCTAAATATTTTCTTACCTTTATTCCATTACGAGTGTCTGCTACCTCTTTATATCCATCAACTACATCATCTGGTAAATCCAGAGATTCTAATTGTTGTATATTATAATCAACCACGGGAGGTCTAGGATCAGTATATGTTTCAGTAGATTCTATTGGTAATAGGCCTCCTAACATTAAATTAGAAGTTTCTATACGAAGTGAGGATGGTACATCAGCATTGGGAGACATATCAACCGTTGGAGTCATTAAAGTTTTAGTTGGTGTTTCGATTAATTCATCAACACTTAAAGAATTCATACCTTCAATTGTCTGTATTTCAGTCATAATATTTGAAACGTCAACGTCACTAATATTATTAGGTGGTATTACTTCAGTTGTATTATCTGCATATACTTTTGTGTTTAAAAATGCCACTAATTCAGGTGAAACTATTTCTCCAGTATCTACTTGTTGTTGTAAAAAATCACTTGCATCTTCTGTATTTCCATATTTATTTCTTATATCATTCTTAATTTTTTCAACTGCCGCTGCCGCTTCTGGTGATCCTAATGCTGCGGCCATTTCTGCTTCATTCATCAGTGCAGCAAGTCTACTCGCATCTGATGACTGTGGTGGGACATTTGAGGATATAAAATTATGTGCTTCCGTTGCTAAACTTCCATCTATATTTCTAAAAGAATTTTTAGCAATTGTACTAGGATCAATAGCACCATCACGCCCAAGTGCATCAGTTATATCCGAAGGTATTCCTGCAACATCAGCCAAATCCTGAAATTCATTGGGTATTGATGCGACTAGATTATTAGCAACACCTGCAAATTCGCCAAGAGTTTCGTCACCAA